ACAGCAGCTTTGGTAAGAGAGGGGTATGTTGTAAAAAGTACCATTACAAAAGACGTAACTATTCTTGTAAATGAATCTGGAATAGAATCCGCAAAAACAAAACAAGCCCAAGAGAAGGGCATAAAAATAGTAACCAACCTATTAAAATTTTTAGGAGAATAAACTATGGCAACATTGCCTAAGTGGACAGATGAGCGTACCAACGAGCTCACAAATTTCGTTGGTGGAGAATCCCCAGTATCTCAAGATACTGTTGCAGCAGCAGCAGATCAACTTGAGACTACTACACGGTCAGTTTCTAGCAAACTGAGAAAGATGGGTTATGATGTAGAACTTGCTTCAGCAAAGAGCACTCGTGCTTTTTCTGAGCAGCAAGAATCTACTCTTGCAGCTTTTGTTTCTGACAATAGCGGTGAGTATACCTATGCTCAGATTGCTGACAACTTTGAAGGCGGAGCATTTAGTGCTAAGTCAATTCAAGGTAAGATTCTTTCTATGGAACTTACTGACCACGTTAAGCCAGCTCCCAAAGTGGAGACTGTTAGAACCTACTCACCAGATGAAGAGGCTACCTTTATTTCTATGGTAAATGATGGTGCTTTCGTAGAAGCGATTGCAGAAGCCCTTGATCGTAGTGTAAACAGTGTTCGTGGCAAGGCTCTCAGCCTTCTACGTTCTGGCGATATTGACGCTATTCCCCGTCAAGAGCACACTAAAGGCTCAGCAAAGAGTGATCCTCTAGCCGACCTCGGTGATGTATCTGACATGACAGTTGAAGCAATTGCAGAAGCGATTGGTAAAACTGCACGTGGTGTTAAGACTATGTTGACCCGAAGAGGTTTGACAGCGTCTGACTACGATGGTGCGGCTAAAAAAGAAAAAGCAGCAGCATCTTAATTTAGTGTTAATTCTACAGCCGTGATGAGGGGTCATTGCGGCTGTATTCTTATCGGGGGAATCTTTGAACATAGCAAGTGCTTATTTGAAGCAAGTTTTAGACCTGCAAGACTTTGAGTCTTGGTCTAGCACTCGCAAGCACTATTTACCCTCTGCATACCATCGGCTCTTCACAGAGATCGATAAACATTGCGAGAAGTTTCATCGACTCCCTACGATTGAAGACCTCAAGTTTGAGATTCGTGATACAACTACCAAAGACCTAATCTTTGCGATAGATGCTATCGATGTAGAAGCTGAACCTTTCATGCTTTTACAGTACCTAAAAAATGAGTACACACAAAAAGAGATTCTCAACTCTCTTGAGGACTATGTAGACAACTCTATATCCTTTGAGGATGCGGAGGAGTCTGTAAATCATCTGCATCAAATTGTTCTTGATATCGAAGATAAAGTAGAGCTTCAAGAACCACAAGAGAGTATGCAACGTATTCCCTTGTTTGAGCCAGATGAGGAAATTGGAAAGTACCTGCCCCTCGGTTTAAATACTGAGTACGATCACGAGATCACGTTCTCCCCCCGAGACTTGATTCTTGTAGGAGGTCGTCGCGGGGCAGGGAAATCTATAACGTGTGCTAACATTGCTAACACGGTATATTCTTCTGGTAAATCCGCCTTGTATTTCACTATTGAAATGGATAGCAGAGCAATACTGCAACGGTGTTGTTCTATAGCTACTGGTGTGCCTTTTTCTCGGCTTCGCACAAAGAACCTCAGTATCTCTGAGTGGGAACAGGTCGCCTCATGGTGGGCAGGAAGATACAAAGACAGTCAAGAAAAACTTGCAGAGTATCGAGAACATCGAAACTTTGAAAAGTTTCATGATAAGTTAAAGACTAGCTGTGAGCTTCTCCCAACTCAACAGCTTGACGTAATTTATGACCCCAGCTTGACTATCTCCAAGATACGATCTGAACTTGATAAGAAAATTAAAAGTAAGATGGATGTTGGCGTAATTATCGTTGACTACATCAATCAAGTAAAACGTTCAAGTATGCCCTCTCGGGGAGGTCAATACGATTGGACAGAACAGATAGAAGTTAGTAAGGCACTGAAGAGTATGGCACAAGAGTACGAAACCCCAGTATTCTCGCCATACCAAACTGACGCTAGCGGTGAGGCTCGTTTTGCCAAAGGAATTCTAGATGCTGCTGATGCGGCATATAGTCTTGAAACTTGGGATCAGGAAGATAATTGTATTACCTTCAACTGTGTAAAAATGAGAGCAGCCGCTATGCGTTCTTTCTCTTCTACCATGGACTGGGAAACACTAAAGATTGGACCAGAGACTGCACTTACGCCAAAAGAGAAAGAGGATAGCGACCAAAAAACTGGCGAAGAAATTAACGACATCTAAAAATAATTCTTGACATTTCATTTCATTTCTTGTATAATAATTATTCAAAATGTGGAGGTTTTATGATTATAAACGGCAGTATGCGATACTCACCTAGTGGTAGACTTAGAAAAAATATCATCAACAATGGTAAGAAACGAGTCGAGTTCATGCAGCTCCATGCTGAGAAAGAGCCGTATCGTAGAGAGACACCTGATTATCCGTCAGCTCCTCTTACTCCTTACAAGCCTCGTCCACGAGACGACTGGAAAGTAGAAGTATCTTCTCAATATACTATTGCACCTGCATATAACAAAGGTGCTTATCAAGTTATCAGCAAAGATAGTGTAGAGGATATTGGTAAGTAATGATAATGGCTTTTTTATTAGTCGTAGTTATAGACGGAGATAGAGAGCCAACTGCGAATATGTATTTTCGTAATATAAATAGATGTAATTATTTTTCCGATAGAATAGAGCGCGGTCGTTATAATAAGCGTTACTATCGAGGTTCACAAGCACTAGTAACAGCGTATTGCACGCCACGTATGGTACCAGAGGAGACACGATTTTGGGATTAGCACCTGATTATAAATTTAAACAACAAGATTTAACTGAGCTTAACGCAGACGGAAATCGTGAGCGGGGTCGTTACGGGGAAGATGAAACTAAGTACCCGAAACCTAAACCGCCTCTTAAAAGTAGTCCTGAAATTTCTGTAGAAATAGAGGAAGCTCAACAAGATACAATAGTTCCGTTTCTTGAAGATGAGAACACGTCTTTGTACAATGAGTATCAGGCTGTCTATGGAAAAGAAGATGAGAATCCTAGCTGGTGAATGTAGAGACTTTACTTACCGATAAGCAGATTTACTTCATGCCAAAAGGCGGCGACTTTCTTGTGCGTTGTCTAAACCCCGATCATGAAGATAGAAATCCTAGCATGAGAATAGATCAGATTACTGGTATATTTAACTGCTTTTCGTGCAATTTCAAAGGGAATTTATTTAATTATTTTGGCGAAAGGGCAAACCAATTACAACAACGACGGGAACTTTTCAAGAAGAAACTTTTACAAAAGCGGTCTGAAAGTGTTGGTTTGTCTTTTCCCCAAAATAGTATGCCTTATGTAGGAAACTGGAGAGATATTCGCCCAGAGACCTATAGAAAGTTTGAGGCGTTTCAGCACCCAGCACCTGACTATGTAGGAAGAATTGTTTTTCCTATCAGAGACATTGCAGGGCGCATAGTTGCATTTCAAGGTAGACATACAGCAGATGGCAGACCTAAGTACAAATTTACACCACCAGGGGCAAAGCTGCCTCTGTTTCCTGTGGTTGAGTTTATTCAAGGTTCTGTAATCTTAGTAGAAGGAATCTTTGACATGATAAATCTTCATGACAAAGGACTTACCAATGCAGTATGTTGCTTTGGAACAAACAACTACAATGAAACAAAACTATCTATGCTCCGAGTACAAGGAGCAGAGTATGTCGAAGTATTCTTCGATGGAGACGATGCGGGACAAAAAGCCGCAGAAAACATAAAGACTGAGTGTGAGAAAGCTGGTCTCGTAGCTAGGAATATTCATATTAAGAATACCGACCCTGGTGCTCTCAGTCAACTTCAAGTAGATAAATTAAGGAAGAAGTTATATGGCTAAAGTTGCCTTAGTAGAAACTAAACCGAGTAGGACGGACTACAGAAAAGAGTTTGAAGGAGCATTTGACTTCGATCAGTATCAACTCTGTTCTGATCCTACAATTAAGAAAGTATTAAAACGAGACTGTGACATAGACATTGATGCAAATGTTTATGACTGGATCGTATTAGTTGGAAGTGAAGCACTGAAGTATTTTACAAAAATAACTTCAGTTACAGAATACTCTGGTAAGAAAGTAGAAGAAAAGTTTTTGCCAGTAATTAATCCTGCTATGCTTAAGTTTAAACCTGAAGCTAAAAAGACGTGGGAAGAATCAAAAGAAAGTATCATTAAGTATATTAATGGTGAAATTGAGGAGGTGGTAATAGATGAAAGCATTGCGTTCGGGATTCAAGACACAGGAGACTGTAACAATTACTTACGAGAAGCCCTTGAAGACGATGGCGATTATATCGCGCTTGACTCTGAAACAACTGGTTTGTACCCTCGCGATGGGCACATACTTGGTATCTCACTTTCTTACAACGGCAAGCAAGGAGTTTACATCTCAACAGACTGCTTTGATGATGAGTCTGAAAGACTTTTACAGGAACTCTTTGCTGAGAAAACAGTAATATTTCATAATGCTAAGTTTGATATGGCATTTTTTGAGTATCATTTTAATTTCAAGTTTCCAAAGTTTGAAGATACAATGTTACTCTCATACCTCATCAATGAGAACCCAGGCAATCACGGCCTGAAGACATTAGCTATCAAGTATACTCCCTACGGAGATTACGAGAAGCCAATGTATGATTGGATGGATAACTATCGTAAAGAGAATGGCATCCTCAAAGGAGATTTCCAATGGGGTTCTATTCCATTTGATGTAATGAAAACTTACGCAGCGATGGATGCTTTATGTACCTATCTAATCTTTGATAAATTTAAGAAGATCAAGCAGAATACCAAACTCAGGTGGGTATATGACAATATACTTATTCCTGGGACACGATTTTTGATTGATGCACAGGACAATGGTGTTCCGTTCGATAAAACAAGACTATACAAATCACAAGAACTAATGCAGGATAACATTGATGAAGCAATTACTAAGCTGTATCAAGATTCTGCTATAGGACGGTGGGAGACAATAAATGATAAAGATTTTAACCCTAACTCTACTGTTCAGTTACGTTCCCTTCTTTTTGACCACTTGGGTTTGCAACCTACTGGAAAGAAAACAGGAACGGGAGCGCACTCTACGGATGCAGAAGTACTCGGAGAGCTTAAAAGTCAATCCGAAGTTCCTGGACTTATCCTTGACATACGTCAACGATCCAAAATTAAAAATACTTACTTGGACAAAATCATACCGCAATTGGATAGAGATAGCAGACTTCGCACATCGTTTAATCTTCATGGGACTACTAGCGGTAGGCTCAGCTCTTCTGGTAAGCTTAATATGCAACAGCTTCCTAGGGATAACCCAGCTGTAAAAGGATGTATTAAAGCAGCAGAAGGACATAAGATTGTTGCAATGGACTTAACTACAGCAGAAGTTTATGTTGCAGCAGTTCTTGCAGAAGATAAAGCGCTCATGGAGGTATTTCGCTCTGGTGGAAACTTTCACAGTAGTATTGCGAAAACAGTATTTAGACTACCATGTGAGGTAGAAGATGTAGCAGAGTATTATACTACCCAAAGACAGGCTGCAAAAGCAGTTACTTTTGGTATTATGTACGGAGCAGGCCCAAAGAAGATTAGCGAGCAAGTTACCAAAGACTCGGGCAAATACTTTAGTCAGCAAGAAGCAAAAGAAGTAATTGATGACTATTTTCAATCTTTCCATAAGCTCAAGCTATGGATAAATAATAACCACAAATTCATTGAACAAAATGGTTTTGTGTACAGTTTCTTTGGTAGAAAAAGGAGGTTACCAAATGTCAAATCTTCGGATGCTGGCGTCAAGAGTCATAGCATTAGGAGTGGTCTTAACTTTTTGGTCCAGTCTGCTGCTAGTGATATTAACCTTCTTGGGGCTATAGATATGCACGCAGATATACAAGCGAGTAACATGAAAGCTCGTATATTTGCACTTGTTCATGACTCAATTCTCGCAGAAGTACCAGAGGATGAGATAGATATATACAGTGAAAAATTAAAGTACTGGATACAACTAGACAGAGGAATCAAAATTCCTGGAGCCCCTGTTGGGTGTGACTTCGAGATAGGAGACGACTACTCAATGGGTAAATTCGAGAAGCAATATGGCGTACTCTGATAAAGTACTAGATCATTACGAAAATCCCAGAAATGTTGGAAAGTTCGATCCCAAAGACCAGACAATAGGAACAGGAATGGTTGGTGCTCCTGCTTGCGGAGATGTTATGAGGTTACAAATTAAAGTCTCTAAAGCAGGAGTGATTGAAGACGCTAAGTTTAAAACTTATGGATGTGGGTCTGCTATTGCATCAAGCTCGCTCCTAACTGAGTGGGTGAAAGGAAAAAGTCTTGATGAAGCTAGTGAAATCAAGAATACTGAGATAGCAGATGAATTAGCATTACCGCCCGTAAAAATACATTGTAGTGTTCTTGCGGAAGATGCGATAAAAGCCGCTATAAGCGATTACGAGGGAAAAAATGTTAACCATAACTGCGAATGCCAAGAAGTATCTTGAGGACAAATTAAAACGAGAAGGGCACAAATATGCAGGTCTTAGTTTAAAACCAAGTGGTTGTGCTGGCTTCGAATATGTTTGGGACTATGCTGATGAAGATCACAATGGTCGAGTAGTTGCAGATTTAGTAGTGGTTGAAGAGAATGCAGAGCTTGCTGTAGCTGGAAGTGTAATTGACTACAACTCTAGTTTGGCAAGTTCAGAACTTACAATAACTAACCCAAATATACAGGATGCTTGTGGATGTGGGGTAAGCTTCACAATATGAGGAAATATAAATGATTTATTCATGGAAAGTATTAACCCTTTTAATAATGTTTGACATAGGATTGCATATGGTCGAAATTATGTTAGACTTACACCAATCAGGAGTATTTAATTGAGTAGTAAATGGAAGTTAACATGGTTACACCAAAATAAAAAAGATTCTATGTCAGCAAAAATGCATAGTGTTGGACCTTATACTTATGCTAAAATGTTGGAAGGGCAAGGATGTACAGAAATAAAAATTTATTTAAACGGAGAGTTTGTTGATCATTACGTACAAGGACGTTCCACACGTAACCTTCCCTGTGTACCTCCTCCCCCACGACAACTGGAGTTATTCTGACGGACTGTTGTTTTTAGACAATCAGTTATTAGACGATACAAATATGTCAGGAGAAACTTTAGGTATTCGTAGGGTGCAAACTCCTTTTACTGACCTTTTTCCCTTAAAAAATGCTTTAATAAGTCATACTGGTATATTAAAGCAAACAGGAAAAACTTTTATTGATTCTAGAGGCGAACCCTTCATTTATGACAAAACCTTAATGTGTAAACTTAAGTACTATAAGATCAGAAAGGTTGATAAAAAAGGAATTGCCTCTATTTTATGGGTAAAAGGAATTAATTTTCCTTTTACTATTCCAAGACCCCCAGAAGATGGAAGAACTTGGGCGGGTATACTACATTTAAGAGATATACCTTGGATGTTGTACGAGTACTCTGAAGAAAAACTAAAAGACACTCGAAGAAAAATATAGAGAGTTTATGGCTAAACGCAGTAAGACTCTGAATGGTTCTGGCTTAGAACTAGCAGAGATAGAACCCTTAACCCGTAATCAATTGATTGCTTTTGAAAGCGATAAAAATTTAGTTCTGCACGGATGTGCAGGCACGGGAAAAACTTTCATTTCATGCTATCTTGCATTTGATGATATGACAAAAAATCAGTATGAGAAGTTAGTAATCATACGAAGTGCAGTTCCTACTAGGGATATTGGTTTCCTACCAGGAACTGAAAAAGAAAAAAGCTCAGTGTATGAAGAGCCCTACTATGATATAGCGATAGATCTATTCGAAAGGGGTGATGCGTACCAGATACTTAAAACTAAAAGATTAGTGCATTTTATGACT